GTTGTTCCCTGAGATGTTTTAAAACCACTACTAGGTTCTGTTGTTATTGGGTTAAAATCTTCGTCGTAAACCTCAAGATACAAATGAAATGAATCCGCATCTCCTTTTAATGTGAACCAAGATTTATCTGTAACAGGAATTAATCCACTATCAAATATAGTACCTCCGTTCTGAATTACTGAAATCTTTTCAGGGTTTACCGTACTTATTCCAAATACTCCGTTATTACCTAAATGTTTTACATCGTACAGAGTAACAGCTTCTTTTTCTGTGTAAGTATAGTGTATTGGAATGATTCGATTATTATCACCGTTATCTGTAATTGTGTAGACTTGAGCTGGTAAATCCCAGATCATAGTGTTGGCAAAGTTCGACCAAGTTTGGAAAAACAGATTATTGAAGGTGTACTGACCGAATGTAAAATTCATCGACCCTTCTAAGCGAGTATCGTGAAACATATTGTGATGAGCACCAGTCGATCCGTTATTAGCGTCTATTGTTATTCCTATTGACTCTAACTTAAAACCGTAGAATGAGTTATTATTCATTGGGTAGTCACCCGTCATAACTAAACTATTAGTAATACGACCACCAAAGAATTTATTCTCGTTCATCCAAGCCGTAGTACCTGATGTAGTATTCGTCTCCATTCTAAAGTCCACGACTTCAGTGAAATAGAAATTGGAATAGCTTACATTGTACTTCGTGTTTTCACCGCTATTACTAGAGAGTAAGTGTAACTCATTAAAACGAGTGAACTCAATGTGACTCCGGGAAATACCATCTACCTTTAATGTACAATTGCCTGAGTGAAACATTAATTTGCATGGATCAGCCTCAACTACATTGCCCCCTATAACTACTTCCTTGGTTGCGTCGCTTGCTACTATGTTTCCTTCGATTCTACAATATACAACACCGTATAAGTTTATACCGTTAGGTAGTGAGTGTTGTCCGGCTGGAGCTACGAATACTCTATTAAAGGGATCAGCTAACACATAATCTCTAGCAGCCTCCCAAGCAGTTGTATCGTCTGCTGTAGGATTTGTAACAGGGTCGTAGTCGCCTGTAGCTCCAAAGTCTCTAACATTAACTGAATCAGAAAATCGATCAGCAAGAGTCCTAGCTGTAGTTGATCCTGTAGCTGTTACACCGATGCTATTGACATCTTGAGCTGTGCCTGTAGCAATAACAACGATCTCTGCATTCGTAGGAGGAGCTGATGTAAAAGTGATAGTCGATGCTCCGCTGTCTACAGTATACGCATCATCAGGAGTCTGTAACACACCGTCAATCGCCACACGAAACGCAGCAGCTGTACCTGTCTGTGGTGTAAAGCTAAGAGTAAATGTAGTAGTAGCGTTGTCTCCTGTGTGTGTGGATTTGTTAAAACCGCTAAGACTTGTACCACTCAGCGCTAACTTATCGTCTACATAGTTTTTATTAGCGGCGTCTAAAGAGTTAGTAGGTGGTGAAAGATTGATTATCTTATTGAAGTTAGCGTCAAAGTTCGTACTGCCGTCAGCCGTCTGTAAACTCGATGTGTTCCCTTCAAAAGCTTCTTCATTAAGATAACGGTTGTGTAGATACGCCAAATCTAAATCCGCCTCAGTTAAAACCGATCCATCGACGAAATTAACGAGATTGGCAGTCGGATCACTACTGCGTCTTATACGTATCGTTTCCCCACCCGTTGCTGGCGTAGTTAAGACGACGCGTTTAGGCGATAGTTCAATCGTGAAGGCCGATGTTTCAACTCCGTCAATAAATACCTCGACATGATTACTATCCAAATAGTCGAATGAAAAGTTGAAATCGGTTTGGGCGGCAGTTGCCGTATAATCTACGTAAGTATTAGGCATGACTCGTGTTTATATTATTGTTTTTTAAAGGGGAATTACAAGCACTACTTAACGAGTTCGCGTAATTCAGGGGCTACGGTTTCGGATGGAAGCTCTTTACCTTCGTACTGAAGGATGTTTAAATCGACGTTGTATTCAAACTGTTTCTCAAGCATTGGGTTCTCTTCGAGCAGTTTACCAAACGCTTCATCGCGGTAAGCTTGAAAGACTTTATTAATCATTTCTTTCTGCACTTCAGGTAAACCATTACCAGCTCTAGGCACAGTTATTTTCTTCAAGTCAGGATTGTCATACGCTTCTATAACCGCCTGTTTAACATCGCTTTGTGAAAAGATTTCTTTCCAACGATCATACAACGATTGATTAGAACCTTGAACTTTTAACTTTTTTAGATCAATACCGGGTATAGCTTTGTCAGACTCAGGAAACGCATAAGCACCACGATATTTAAGAATCGCTTCAACCGACCGATCACCACGAGATTTTGAACTCATAAACGGATTAAAAGCATTTACTTCTCTCCGTAGAACCCCACCACCGTAAGATGGTTTTCTTTCACCAAACGCGTCACGAGCTGGATCTAAGGTTTGAACATAACCGGGCATACGATTTAATAACACCTCAAAAGGGCCATTAACTTCGCGAATATATGGATCGTCAGATCTTCCTAACGAGTTTAAAGCGGAAGGTACAGTCCGTCTTAGAATATCTTCCAACACCGCAGATCCATAATCATCTTCTGATGCGGCACGACCGCTAACTAAAGCGTCTACAAACCCGCCTACAGTTTCCAAATAACTTTTCTGACCAACAGCCCTACTTAACGCAAAACCGACGGTCTGTATGAGATAAGTGAAATCGTCATCAGAGAAATCGTTATCTTCCCTAGCTCGCATAATGTCACCAGCTAAAGCGGTAATGGTAGCAACAGGGTCAGCTTTTTGAAGACTTCTATATTCGTCGCCTAACTGATCTCCTCCACTATCGCCTGTCTCCCAATAACGTTTAAGGGCGGAAGTATTAAGAGCGTTTGGCAACCAGCCTGTAGCTTTTTTGTTTTCTAATTCTTTGTAATCAAGAGGGCCGCTATTAGTAATGATTTGTTGATCGGCTAAATAAATAGCACTAGACCAAAGACCAGCCCCAACGATTTGACGACCACGGGCATTAGCTTTAATCATAGGATTATCGCTCATCAATTCCTCACGTGACCTCGCCCACAACTTACCGATACCGGGTAGTTCTGCAAATTGACTTGTAGTACCACCAAACTCTTTGAAGATATTAACAGGCGTTTTAATAAAAGGTACTACATATTGTGCGCCAAAACCTGTAGCCCCACCTTCGGTTCTTAACTCTTGAATGCCGACACCTAATGATTCAAATGGGCCATAACCTTTTTTAAGGTCTGATTGAAATGTAATACGATCACCGAACTGCCTCAAGTATTCCATCTCGCTTGAAAGCTTCTGTGTCCAATTTTCTTTGGTGTGGTTTTTAATAAACTCAACAGCTTCATCGCCGTCAAGTCCTCGCTCTTGAGCCTGTCTGACAGCTTCTAATTTAACATCATTTTCAGTCTTATATCTGTTACCATCTACGAAATAACGAGACATCTTACCTTCAATATAGTCAGACATTCCCTCGACAGGTGCTTCGCCTTTAGACACAAGATCTTTATACTCCTGAGAGAGTAGCGATTTGACTTGAGCTTTAGCAAATAAATGACGATAGAACTCGTCTTGGAATACTAGACCTTTTGGGCCATACGAAATTAACTCGCCAAGGTTCTCCACACTTTCGCCAACAGCACCGCTTAATCCTGTCTCTTCCATTGAAAACGCCTTACCACCGACCTTCTCAAAATGTGAGTCAAGAGCCATCTGACCTTTGGAGTTTTTAGCGGCGATCTTAGCCGCCTCCCAAGCTTCGGGAAGTGCGTGTAACAAGTTACGGGCAGTCATTACTGCGTGTTTAGACGTTTTCAAATCTCCGCCAACCAACGCGCCTAAAGCTTGGTTAGATAGTGAATAGATACCCATGAAAGTATTACCCGTAGCGGCGGCGGCTTGAGTGACAGGGCCACTAAGAATATTGCCGTACATAACTTCCGTAGTCATAGCCGCAATCTTACCGCCCAAACCACGGCGTCTAATTTCTAACATACGACCTAATTTACCTGTATCGCGTAATGCACGAAATTCTGAGGTCAATCCTCGTAACGCTTTTAGACCGCCTAGATCATTTAATTGTTTTTGTAGTTCTTCAGGCGAAATATCTTTTGAGTATTTAACAAGTTTTTTAGTGATCTTTTCTTCGATGCTAATTGCGTCTTTTTCCATCTGACTAACAACCGCCGCTAGTTGATCTCTTGATACTTTCCGACTTTGTAAAAGTTTACCAGCGTTACTACCGATAGATCCTGAAGCTTCTGCAAAATCACCAAGTCTGTCAATGTCAGCCATTATGTCGTTAATAACAGCGGGATCATTAAAATCTAAATCACCTGATAGTTTTTTATTGAATT